TGACAATATGTCTCCTGAACAAATAGAGAAAAATCTTGGGCTGATTAGAAAGTCAATGACAAAGTGGTAATAACTAAGAAAGGAAGATAAAATATGGGAGCAAATTTTAAACCTATGTTTTGGTCAAAATATTGCCAAACAGAATTAAAGAAAGATTTATTACTAGCAAATTGGTGTGACTACAAATATGATAAAGAAGTTAAGAAAGGAGCAAGGCTAAAAATAATTGGTGTTGTAAGACCTAAAATCCAAACTTACATACCAGGAAAAGATTTAGATATCGAATCATTAGGAGATAATTCTCAATATTTAGATATAGATCAATTTAAAGCATTTGCATTTGAAGTAGATGATGTAGATAAAGCACAAAGTATTCCTGGATACTTAGAAACACAATTTGATGAAGCAAAAGAAGCATTAGCAGAAGACTACGACAAATTCGTTGGAACTCTTGCAAAAGGTGCTAATAAAGATATGATATCTGAATCTACAGACATATCTGAAGAAACTGATCCACTTGCTACAATAGATGCTGGATTAGTTAAACTATATAAAAACGGAGTAACAACTAAAACAGAATTAGCAGCAGATTTAAATCCTGAGCATATTAATGCTTGTAGAAAGAAATTACAAATTTTATTTACAGACAACGTAGAATACGTTAAAAGAGGAGCACTTGGAAAATATAATAATTGTTATTTAAGAATGTCAAACAATTTATATAACGATGGCACAAACGACTGGGAAATGATAAGAACTAAAAAAGCTATGGCAGTAGCAAATGCTATTGACAAAGTTGAACGTGCAAGAAAAGAAAAAGGATTTGCAGACATAGTAAAAGGATTACATGTTTACGGTGGTAAATTAGTAAGACCAAAAGAGCTTTATGTAATTAAAGCAAAATAGAAACAGCTCCCTTTTAGGGAGCTAAAATTTTTATAAGGAGGAAAATAATATGGCAGTTAAAGAAATAATACCACAAAAAATTGAATTTAATTCAATAAAAGCAGTATCATTTGAAGCAGCAACAGC